ATATTTAATAGATTGTTTGCGTGACAAATATGATAAGTTGTTATACAATATAAATGTAAAATGAACGGGAAAGGAGAAAATAAAATGACTTATTCTGTTACTATTGAAGGAAAGTATTTTAAAAGCGGTTTTGGATGGGTAAAGTTTACGATTCATGATTATGTGGTTGCTGATGGAATAGTATCGGCAGTAATGGAAGCAGTGGCAAGATTGAGAATAAAAAGAAACGAACGGTCATTGCGAATAATACACATAGATATAACTGAAGAAAATAACTATTTAGATTGTGAAACATTATAAGGAGGTGATACAATGATTTGCAGAATAGGTTATTCTAAAAAAGGTATATGGCAATATAAGGTTAAAATTAGTTCATGTAAAGCAATTATAGAAGAAATAGAGGAAGCACTAACTAACAGTCAAATTAATTCAATATCAATTAAAAAGGTAAGTGATAAGGATGAATTTTCCTGATTATAAGTATACACCTGCATATGTTCAAAAAGCCACAGATAAAGAGTTAGAGAGTTTAAAAAGGGAATATGCGCGAATTAGTAGAATTATTAATAAACGGCTTGAAACCTTTGAAAAGCATGGCAGGACGGATTATGAAGCGTATAGATATGCAGAAGGAAAATTTATTCCTGTTGAGCAGGTGACCAATAAAAGAGAGTTAGGAAGATTATTGGCCGAAGGGCACAGATTTTTGACTGCAAAACGTTCATCCTTTACAGCAATTCAAAGGATAGAGCGACAGGGATGGAAAACATTTCAAGAGCATTACGGAAATATTTTTCCAAAAGACATTGATAAATATGAATTGTGGGCGTTTCTGAATGCGGCAAGAAAAGCCCATAAAGGTATTGCTTATGATTCGGAACAAGCAGTAGCTATCTTTAATTATCTATATAGAACAGGAAAAACAAGGTCTTATGAACAGCTGGGCACCAGCAGGTTCGATATTATGTATGCAAAAGACCCTGTAAATTTGACTGATGAAGAATTTAGACAATTCGACTCATTATTTGATAAGAAAAGAAAATAAAGTTTGCATTATAGAACTACTGGAAAAAATTAAACCATTAAAAAGAGGCAGAGGCAATCCGGCTGGGAATAAAAGAAAATATCTCGATTCAATCACTGCTTTTGATATTGAAACGAGTGTAATAAAAGAATGTGAAGAGGCTTTCTGTTATTTGTGGCAGTTATCCATTGACAATAAAATAGTGATTATCGGAAGGACAATTCAGTCATTTTACGACAACATGAAAATAGCTTCTACATATCTAAATGAACAAGGATTGACATGGGTAATTTATGTTCACAATTTGGCCTATGAAATTCAATTCCTTATGGGTGTGTACGATTTTGAACCGGAAGACTTATTTATTATAAAATCTCGAAAAGTTATAAAAGCAATAATGTTTGGGTGCATAGAATTTAGATGTTCTTTGGCACTGTCTAATATGTCTTTAGATAACTATTTAAAAGCCAGAAATGTGAAGCATTTAAAACAAACAGGGAAGATAGATTATGACAAATTTAGAACTCCTAGCACCTTTCTGACAATATCTGAACTCCGTTATGCGGTATATGACGTTGTAGGGTTGGTGGAGGCAATAAAGAACGAATTGTCAATTGAACGTGATAATCTTTATACCATTCCTATCACTGTTACAGGCTACTTGCGAAGGGAAATAAAGAGGGAATTAAAAGTTTCAGGACGTGAGGAGGTTATTTCCTCAATTCCCCCCCTTGAGGTTTTCAAAATAGCTCGGGAAGCTTTTGCAGGTGGAAACACTCATGCAAATAGATACTATGCAGGTAAAAAATTAGAAAAAGAGCTTGCAATAAAATCAGCTGACGAATCAAGTGCATATCCGTACATCATATGTACGGGATTATTTCCTAAAGGTGATTGGTGCAAGGTTGATTCCCCCACTTTTAAGGATTTTATACATAAAAAAGAAATGGGAAAAGCAATTCTTGCGAGAGTGGTTTTTAAGAACATTAGGATTAAAGAACCCACTCCCAACGCGGCCATATCAGTCAGCAAGTGCCTTAAAATAGCAAAAAATGACAATTTTTTAGAGGATAATGGACGTATATTAAAAAGTGACATGATTGTGATAAGTATTACGGATATAGATTTTGAGGTGATAGCGGATTGTTATATTTGGGACGATATCGTGGTATTGGAATTATTTTTTTCAGCCTATGGCAAACAGCCGCAATCAATTATTAATGTAATATTAAGATTATTTGAACAAAAAACAACATTAAAAGGTTTATCGGGTTTTGATTTTCTACTTTATAATAAAAGCAAAGAAAAAATTAATTCTGCTTACGGCTTAGAAGCCCAAAATCCAATGAAAGATGAAATAAAATTTATAAACGGAGATTATGAGATAGTTCCAGTTCCCGATGAGGAATACGAGAAAAGAGCCAACAAAGGTCTTCCTTATACATGGGGTGTATGGGTTACAGCGCAAAGTCGTAAGGCTTTACATGAAGGATTAAAAAAGGCGGGTGATAAAGCAGTATACTGGGACACTGATTCTATCAAGTATTGGGGGGAGGTTGATTTTACAGAAATAAATGAAGAAAGAAAAAACAAGTCGATGCAAACAGGCTTATATGCAAAGGATAGAAAAGGGGTGACTCATTATGGGGGAGTTTTTGAAGAGGAAAATAATGGAAAACCCTATAAAGAATTTAAAACGTTGGGTGCAAAAAAGTACGTCTATCGGGACGATGTGGGATTAAATGTTACAATATCGGGGGTTGTTAAGTCAAAAGGCGGTTTAGAATTAGAGAAGCATGGAGGGATTGATTCCTTCGAGGAGGGTTTCACTTTTACAGAGGCCGGCGGCACGGACATTATATATAACGACATCCCATCAATTACTGAATACAATTATAATGGGGAATCTATTAAAATAACAAGGAACGCAGTAATTAACCCCTCGACTTATACGGTGGGTATTACACAGGAATACAAAGATTTATTAAATAAAATAATGATAAAGGAGATTAATCTAAATGAGCTATTTTAAGTCAAAATTTTCAAGAAACAAGTTTACAAATGTTGGAAACTGGAAAAGTATGGAATATGTTAAACTTTCTGATTTACTGAAGCAGGATGGGGAGGGCACTCAATATCCCATCACCGGGGTATTTATCATGAACGGAGAATTCGGAGAACAAGCAGTGGTGACAACAGGCAAATTTAAAGTAAATATGCCTACCCACATGACGGGCATTTTTAAAGAAATGATTAAAGATGATAAAGCTGTGGAATTTATTAATGAAGGATTGGCAATATTTACGATTTACACCTACAAAGACAAAAAAGGAGTTGAACGGTGCTCCATAACTTTAGATGATTTATGGCAGTCATTTTAAATGCAGATATACGATAAACAAGGTTATTTGAACGTGCCAGAAATTCGGAAAATACCCCACACATTTTTATTTTTATTTGCGGCAAGGGGAACAGGAAAAACATTTCCTGTTTCTCTTCAATTGTTGGAAGAGGGAAAACCTTTCATATATATGAGAAGAACGGAGAGCGAACTTTTTGAGTGTGGCAATGACGAGCTTTCCCCCTTCAACGAAATAAATTATGAATATAACTTTGATGTCCATTTTGAAAAGATTAGGGGTGCAAAACACACAATGAGCATTAAAGACGGTCAAAATTCTGTGGGTGTAGGATTAGCTCTTTCAACTATTCACAACATTCGTGGATTTAACGCCTTGGATAAAGCAGTCCTTTTTTATGATGAGTGCGTTCCGCAAATAAATGTGCGCCAGATGAAGGGTGAGGATATGGCCATTTTACATGCCTATGAAACATGTAACAGAAATAGAGAATTAAACGGTTACGCGCCTTTAGAATTTATATTGGCAGGAAATTCTGACAATTTAGACGCGGCAATTTTTTCAGCTTTTAATTTATATCCTTATATCGAAAGCATGAAAAGGAGTGGTGAAGATATCGTAGTAGACAATGAAAAAGGAATTATTGTCGTATACGCTCAACATTCTCCCATATCAGAACAAAAAGCCGATACTGCTCTTTATAAGGCAACCAACAATACAGATTTTAAAAATGTTGCTCTACACAATATTTTTGCACAGGAAACTTATTTCGAGTTTATTAAAAAAGTTCCTTTAAATGAATATAAGCAAATTTGCGCAACACCCCGTTTTAGAATTTTTTCGCATAAGTCACAAAAAATCGTGTACGTTTCAGAACCTAAAGGTACGCAATATGATTTTTTACTGGATATGAAGGATGTGCAAAAATTCTATGCACGATACCTATACCTGACAGGAATGTTTGAGCGGGGGAAAGTTTATTTTGAAAATTATAATGTTTTACATTTTTTCCGTGAAATATTTTATTGACAGTTCATTAAAATTATGTTAAAATAATAGAGGGTGCGGGGACACAACCAGCCCCGGAAGGGCGTCCCTGTGTGAGGTTGCACACATAGCACCCAATTTTGATTGGAGTTGAATACATGGAACTTTTTACGGATTTAATTTCGAACGTTGGTTTTCCGATTGCCTGTGTAATAGGTATGTTTGTGATGTGGAACAGGGAGTTAAAAAGTCACCAAGAAGAGTCAGCAAGATTTTCCACAGCTATTGAGAACAACACTGCTGTAATGAATGAGTTGAAAGAGTATATGAAGGAGACACGCAGAAATGTTGGGTGTTGATGTGAGTCACCATAATGGTATAATTATATGGGATTTATTAAAGAAAAACATAGATTTTGCTATAATTCGCTGCGGGTATGGACAGAACATCACTCAACAGGATGATAGACGATGGGCTTACAATGTAAGCGAATGCGAGAGACTGCTAATTCCGTACGGTGTATACTTGTATTGCTATGCGGACAGTGAAAAAAGAATTGACGGTGAAATTCAACACATGGAAAGACTGCTGGAGAATCACAATCCTGTATGTGGGGTTTGGCTTGATTTAGAAGAAAATGGAACAGAACATCTGTTTTCCAGTCACGCAGAAGCTTTTTACAATCATTTTAAAGATAGGTATATTACAGGAATTTATGCAAATAAAAGCGACATGGAAAATTATTTACGTGATATTCCATCTGGCTGTCATAGATGGGTTGCACAATGGAACAGCGAATGTACATACAAAGAAAACTGGACAATCTGGCAGCACTCTTCTGATGGAAAACTGGACGGATGCAAAACAAGAATTGATTTGAATTATGCTGAAAAATTCTGGTCATCCCGTCAGCAATCCTTGCAAGATGTAGCTAACGATGTAATTAAAGGATTATACGGAAATGGCGAAGAGCGCAAAAGAAGAATTCCCGCCGAAACAGCTTTTTCATATACAGAGGTGCAGAGTTTAGTCAACGAGATGTTAAAAGAAAAGAATTCTTTTTATAATGTGCCCGAGACTGAAACAAAAAGTATTGTTGATGCTCTTAAAAGTATTGGCGTTGACTCATCCTATGCGTACAGAAAACAGATAGCGTTAAGCAATGGAATCGATAATTATAAGGGAACTGCAAAACAAAACTTAAAAATGATTGAATTATTATATTCAGGAAAGTTGAGGGAAATATAAGATGGATTTTAATTCATTAAAACAATTAATAATCAATGGATTAACTCTGGAAGAAGCAATAGAACTCCATAAGCTTGAAAAAAATGAAATCAGTAACACCTTGGGCAGGGATGTATCAGAGCCGCTTTCAGAAGAGGTGCAGGAAATCAATTATAATGCTGAAATTTTGTCAGCCATAAATAAGTTGACTGCGACAATTCAGAAAAGCAATCTGCTATCAAACACAATGGAAAATGTAGTTGAACAGCCTACAGCTGAAAGTATAACTAAAAAACTCATAGAAAGGAAATAATGAAAATGGCCACAGTAAATGACATGACTTTTAATGACGTTGCCGCCCTGTTGACATCTATGGTATCCCAGGTTACAGGGAAATCAATTTTAACCCCTACTAACACAGAAGAGTTTGTTAGCGTTGGGCAAATGGCATTAGCTTCAGGATATGACCCTATAACTAACGCTATTAGTCAGGTTCTTAACAGGACAATTTTTTCAATAAGACCCTACACTGCTAAATTTAGGGGCATTGAAATGGACTCCCAGCAGTGGGGGGCATGGGAAAGAAAACTGCAAATGAGCGATACCGATTTTGAAACTGACCCGTCTTTTGATTTACCTGCCGACGGTTCCAGCGTGGACATGTACACAGTAAAAAGGCCTAAACCGCTGGAGTTAGTGTTTCTTGGAGCTAACACATACGAGCTTCAAAGTCCCACTTATTTTCTCACACAGCTTGATAACGCGTTCCGTGGCCCGGACGAATTAGCCAGTTTTTGGGCTATGGTGACCCAAACATCGTCAGACCAGATTGAGCAGGCGAAAGAAACGCTTTGCCGATATCTACTTTGTAACATGATTGCGGGAAAAGCGGTAGGTGATTCTAACAACGTCATACATCTGTTGACCGAATATAACACCTTAACAGGACTGTCGCTTACCGCTTCCACGGTGTATCAGCCAGAAAATTATAAAGCATTCATTCAATGGGTGTTTTCGAGAATTGCAGGCATATCTTCTATGATGACCGAGCGTTCGCAAAAATATCACATAAACATCACTAATCATACGATTAACCGTCACACCCCCTATAGTGACCAGCGTGTATATCTTTTTGCACCTTATAGATATCAGTCTGAAACAATGGCCATCGCTGACACTTTCCACGACAATTTCTTGCGATACGCCGACAACGAAAGTGTAAATTTCTGGCAATCCATCGAATCTCCGGACGCTATTAATGTGACGCCCACGTATCTCGCCAATACAGGTAAGCTTGTAACACCGGAAGATCCTGTAGCATTGCAGAATGTAGCCGGAATCATTTTTGACCGTGACGCTTTAGGGTACACCATTATTAATGAGAGTACTTTGGCAACACCTATTAATGCTAAAGGGCAGTATTACAACATGTTCCATCATTTTGTCGCACGGTATTACAACGATTTCACCGAAAACGCCGTAGTATTAATGCTTAATTAATGAGGGATAATTATGGCTGTAACGATAGAATTTTATACATATGGAAAAAAACTGAATAGTACAGCCACACCTTCAGGCACGCCCGGGTTGACTGCCCAATGTGAACTGCGAGAGGGGACGGATCAACTGTCCCCCTCAATCATATTGAACTACGCAAACCCTGTGGCTTTTAATTACGCTCATATTGAAGCCTTTTCGCGTTATTATTTTATTAATGAGTGGACTTGGGACGGAGGACTGTGGGTCGGTTCTCTTACTGTAGACGTGCTGGCAAGCTGGAAGAACACTATTCGGGCATATAGTCAATATGTGACCAGGTCTGCTTCCCAGTCTAACGATGCACTTGTTGACAACTTTGCTCCGGTCGAATGCGTACCAACAATTAAAGCGCTGGCTTTTGGTACAACCGGAAATATTTGGGTTCCCATTACGTCAGACAATGCAAAAACAGGGTATAGATTTTATTTGATGGTCATTTGCCAAAATGAATTAGGAGTTGCACAGTATTGCATGACAGCTGAAGACGCCTCAAAACTCATTGAGCAGATTGCTTTGCTGAATGAGTGGGAAAGGGCTGTTAATTCTGCTATTTTATGTTTTGCTTATTATCCTTTTGATTTGAGAACAGAAGAAGACCCGGGGACGCCTGTCGGTGGTATCACTCTTCCCGGGGGTACAACCATAAATTTATCTAATGCCACTGTAAGAATGCTCGGAAGAGTAGACAGCGCGGGAGTGCCTCCCACTATTTTTGACTATGAATATCGAAAGGTCTGGACATGCACCCCCGACTTATTGAGCACAACCACATATCTGAACTATCCCCCGTTTCTGGACATGGAAATCTCTTTTAAACCTTTTGGCTCTTTCACATTCAATTATAAAGATTTAGAGCAATGGGACGGAATCACTACAACTATAACTTTGGTTACCAGGGTTAGTCGATTTACGGGAGAAAGTGACTTAGCTCTCATATACCATGACACGGCAGGTATTGAGCGATATGTAACTTTGGGGCATAGCTCCGTACGAACTGATATACCAATAGGTTCCGTCATATCAAACGCCATCTCGGGCACTGTATCAGTAATTGGGGATATTGTTGGCGCAGTATCGTCATTTGCCGCCAGGGATATTGCTGGTGGAATATCGTCCGGAGTATCAGCAATAGGCGACGCTGTTACAGGGTTCACCCCGTCTGTGCATGTGGCGGGACAACCAGGAAATCCATTCATCGATAATTTTCCATTACTTATTCAAAAAAGATTTTCGCAACCTTTGATTCCCAATAGTTTAGTTGGAAAACCTCTATATCAGTATGTGACGCTATCTACCCTGTCAGGATTTTGTAAATGTTCGCATCCTGCATTACCGCTTACATGTTCGAGCACTGAACACAATCAGATTATTTCACTAATGGAAGAGGGTTTTTTCCTTGAATAATCCACCCTATTTTTATGATTATACAAACACTGCAACGTCAATGGTGAATCCTTCCACAATTCACATACACGATACCGCTGTATTTAATTACTACACACGCTATCTGCTTGAGGACGCTATAAGCGTGGTTAAACCGTTTTTTCCTCCTGAATGGGCTGAAAATATGGTAATGTTTTCCATTTTTTGTAATGGCGGGGTGTGTGTTTTTGATTCTTCCGAGTTCGGTCTTGTTGCCCTTCCTGCAACGCTTGGGGGATATACCGTCTATTATGCCCCAGCTTTTTGTCAGGTTGTCAATCCTCTGATTAAAGGAAATAAAAGATTCATCATAGGAAAAGAATGCGCATACATACATTTACAGCCCAATTATTGCGGGATAATGGATATCGTATACTACTACGCGTCAAAGCTTGCACTTGTGGACGAAAGTTTGCACATGAATTTGACAAACTCGAAACTGGCATATGTGTTTTTTGCTGATAATAAGAGCACGGCTGAAACACTTAAAAAACTGTATGACCAAATGCAAGAGGGAAACCCCGCCGTAGTTTATGACAAAAGTGTGAACTTGGAAGAAAATCAAAAACCCTGGGAATTTTTTACACAGAATTTAAGCACCAATTTTATCGCCCAGCAAATTTTAGACGCTAAACAAACAATTATAAACGAGTTTCATACCACCATTGGCGTACCGAACTCTAATGTTACAAAGCGGGAGCGGCTTATCACTGCCGAAGCTGAAAGTAACAACGTGGCCACTTTTTGTAAACCTGAATTATGGCTTGAAACGCTGAATAAAAGTGCTGAAGATGTTAAGCGCCTTTTTGGAGTAGATGTCTACTTTGAAAGACGGTTTTCCGGAGGTGAGGACTATGGGAAAAGCTACCCTGTCGATTCTGGGACTTTATAATTATGACGACACTATTTTTGACGGATTTAACGTCCCGGACGGTATGAGTAAGGAGGTGGCAGTAAGCAACATTCTGTTTAACTGTGCCGAATTAGAAATATTGTATAGTGATTGGGACGTGTGCGAGGCGGCTATAACGAACTGGTCACTCATTGAATTGCCTAAGTGGACACGGGCATATACTGTTTTACAGCTTGAATATAATCCGATTGACAACTATGACAGGACGGAAATATGGACGGACACTAACAAAGGTACAATCACGTCCACTACAACGGGTTCTTCGTCCAACACTGGTACCAGTGACCAAGAGACGCAACAAACCGGATATAACAGCAATAGTTATGTTCCAACTCAAAAAATAACCACAAGTCCTGATTTATTAGTTGATACAGAGTCGGAAGGTAAGTCAACCCAAGATTCGACCGTCACTCGGTCAGGTCATGTTTCAGGTAACATTGGAATTACCACCACGCAATACATGATTAAGCAAGAAATGGAAATAGCTGAATTATCCGTGTATGACATGATTTTGAATAGTTTTAAAAAACATTTTTGCCTATTAGTCTATTAAGGAGGATTAAACATGTTCTGGAACAAGTTTCCATATACTAATTTTCACGATTTAAACCTTGACTGGATTCTATCCAAAGTAAAAGAGAATGCCCAAAGAATTATCGACATTGTCAAGGGCGATATTGTTGTAGGAAAAGCTACAGCAGACGGTGAGGGTAACAACATTGTTGATACATATGAAACAAAAACAAATGCTAACGTGACATATGATTCACTGCAAACCCAAATAAATGAAAATAAAAGTGATATTCAGACAAACGCAACAAATATTGCCAATAATAGCAACAATATTAAAAAGATTGTTGATGGCGACACTGTGGTCGGAAAGGCTTCCGCTGATGGGAATGGAAATAATATTGTTTCAACTTATGAAACGAAAACTGACGCCACCAACAAGCAGTCAGGTCTCCAAAATCAAATTACAAATATTACCAACGGCACGACTGTGGTGGGCAAAGCTTCAGCCGACGCTTCTGGAAACGTAATCACTACCACCTACGAGACAAAAACTGACGCTACAAGCAAGCAGTCTGCTTTGCAAACTCAAATTACGAATATTATCAATGGTACAACCACTGTTGAAGAAGCTGTACACGCTTCGGTCGCGGCCTACGCCGATGAAGCCGGCCAGGCTGATGAAGCTACAAAAGCTACACAAGATGGAAACGGTGCTGTCATTTCAACCACTTATGAAACTGTCACGCATGCAAATAGCCAATATCAGGCAATAAATACAAGAATTGACAATCTACCCTCCGCAGGAGGAACCAGCGAACGTTTTGATATGTCTAATGTTTTTGTAATTGCTGATGATATCCTTAATTTTTCGTATCCATCTGCAAATTCAAACTGGTATACTACTCTCCAAACAACCTTTGGCGGCACGTGGGATTACCGCGTATACCCGGGAAACTCAATAGCTGGAACTGAAAATAACATTTACGGAAATGTTGTAAGTCTAATTGCTTCAATCAGTGAAGAAACGCGAAACGCGGTAAAAACTGTGATTTTTGCCGCAGGCATGAATGACTTGAATAGCTATGATATATCAGCGGGAATTGACTCTACTGTTGCCGCTTTAAAACAGTGTTTTCCTAACGCCGCCCTATGCTTTTTCCCGTCCATAAGTTGGAAAAGCGTTATTGACGGGGTGCACACAATGATAAGTGAACTTGAAAAGCGGAATGTTGCCGTATCAGGTCTTGCGTATACTTGGTTGGGCCTATACCCTGATTCTGTTGCCACAACATCCGAAACGGCTCATTTATCGGCAAGCGGGAACGCCTTAGTTGCTGGAATGATTTACCAGTTTATTAAATATGGCAACGACAACTTGAATGCACATTACTCTTTTTCAGGAACCGCCTCGGGGGTCACTGGAAACCAGACGCTTGACATGTGGCTGAATGAGGGTACTATAACTTTAAAGTTTAAAGCTTCCACAACCGGAGGGGGTCAAGGAAGCGGGGGCGGGCAGATTATGCCATCAACGTTTTATGTCGATGATGAAATCAACTTTGTTTTACTGACTCCTGGCAGTGACGGCCCGACCTACTATTTGACAGCGTTCAGAATTTATGGAAACCATTATTTTTATGTTGAACCAATCATGAAATGGTCTGCCACCTCTACAACCAGTCCATCAGCGGTCACCGGACAGTACAGCTCACCCGTTGATGTCGACATATGCGTTTCCTTTGCTTATCCAACATCTTCCAGCTAATTGAGTGTTCACATATAAGGGAGTCGTTTGACTCCCTTAATCATCCTCCGAATAGATTTCCATCAGCCTTAAAGCAAACTCTAAAGCTCTAAGTGCCCCCATGCAAAAATAAGTCATTATTTCATCACCGTTTTCCTCATAAAAATCTTTGTCTTCGTGTTCCTCGTCTATATGCTCTTTAAGCATTTTTACTATTTTAACAACATTTTCACTTTTAATCATTGAAAAACATCTCCCTAATTTTCTTAATTCCGATTAAACGAATTTCTTTGCGGCTTAAACCTTCTATTTTTACAATTCCTTTTCTCGTTAAAATAAACATCTCTTTTCAATCCTCCTCTGCTGTTGTTCCATGAAACTCAAGCGTTGCTTCTGCTTCTTTAAAAGTCATTTCTTCGGGATATCCATAGAAAATTCTTACAAAGCATGTTGCGGCGCCTCTGTCGTCTGCGTAAACCTCAACATCGTTTGAGTAGTATCCTATTTGCGCTTTCCTGCTCATTCTGCGAACCATCATCTCGCCTTCACCTTTTTGCCTGATTGTGAATTTCATCATTTTTATTTCCTCCTTTTCATATTTACAAATTAAGTATATCATAATTACATATATTTGTCACGCAAACAATCTATTAAATATATATTAACAATATATGTCTGCATGGTCATGCATATGTGACGGTGAGTTCCCGCCCGTGTCGGTGAGTTCCCTACTCGTCACGGTTAGTTCCCGCCCGTGTGACACTATGTCACATACAATCATAGTAATATGGTTATCTGCTCATATGCGCAAATGTGCATATGTGCGGGAAATAGGGCGTTTTCAGGCGCGACCCT